CAGTAGTCACTACAGCCGAACCCTGAATAATTCCAGCAGTTGTTAGCAACAGTCCGTCACAGAAGCCATCTGGGTCATCTGAAGCATCTCCAGAGGTTCCAATATCTACCGTCTCGCCAGTATCTACTGTTATAACATCAATAAACGCATCAAGAACCATACATTTTGTTGGTAATACGATGCCTGTTTCTGTTTCTGCCGCTAGTGCAGATGAGACTCTAGCTTTCTTCATCTTTACAAAACCATGAGAGCCACCAGACATCGCCTGAATAACTGCCATTCTATGTTGTGAAAACGCCATAATTAAATCCTTTCAAATTAGTGGGGATTACAGTCTTTCATGTAAGCCCCACCTTGAGTTAATTGTTTTTAAAGTTCGATATACTCAATGAATACATCGCAAACGCCAGTGTCCCATGTTCCAGTTTTTGAACTAATGAGGATTTCTTTTCCACCAAGATTCATTAACGGAAATGTAACAGCAGAGTTTACTTGTACTGCACTAGCAACAGATAGTCCATCGGCAAGCGCGGTTAGTGCGCCTGTATATCCAACATTAACTGTTTCTGCGGCATCTACTGTAATAACGTCAATATAGCAACGAGTCACAAGGCAATCTGTTGGGAGGTAAATCCCAGTGTTACCAAGGTGTCCTGCGGCGGTATCAACGAGCAGAGAGCATCTTACTTTCTTTGTTTGAGGACGACCCCCAAAATTATCTACTACTGCATAGCTTTCAGCCATAATTTATTCCTTTATAATGGGGGTGGTATATTTCAACCACCCCATGTTATCGTTTATTGGATGTATGCCTGTGGGCTTCTAAAGCCAGTTGCATATACCTGAGAAGCACGATTAGAAATAACCAAGTTACCAAAAGTATTAATCTTGGAAGTCCTGGCATTAACATCGCGTGGCTCAATGAATTTGCCAGCAGTCATTTTTGCACCCTTGTTAAAGAAGAAGTACAGGTGGTCAAGATTCAAGCCATAGATACGGCCATCACTGTCGCCAGACTGTGCGTCTACCATGTCATCGTCAGCAACAACGGGGATACCACGAAAATCAAGTGCGGTGAAACCCATTTTACCAGCAGATAAATTCATCTTGGAACCAGTTTTCTGTGGGTCTAAGATACCTTCAAGCAAGTCCCATAGATACTGAGGCAGTACCAAGACTTTATCACTACCAACACGCCATTTCATTTTGGCAACGATGGAAGCAAGGATTTTCTTCAGGTAAACATCTGAGCTTGGGTCTACAAGGTCAGCTTCTTTTGTTGCATCGCCAACATACCCAGAACTTAGGTCAAGAACTGGAGATACCCAACCAGCGAAATCAGCAGGAGCAATCCCACCAACTGTACCAGAAGCGGCAATCAGGTCTGTGAAGTTATTCCACTGGTTAGTTGTAGCGCCAGTACGTGACCAGAGATGGTCAGAAATATATTCATCAGTTGATTTAACAGCATTTTTTACCTTGGCCTTGATGATATTCTCTACAATACGTGCAGAAGAATCATTCATGCGCAGTTCGTCTTCAGCAGTGATTGTGACATGAGATGTCAACATGCTTGGACTGTACTGTGCGGCTGTGAACTCATCTGTGGTTGCTGGGGTGAAGCTACCGCCTTCAGCGATAAAGCCAACATTGGCAGATGCTTTGTATTCAATTGGAACTACAATCTGGCGACCTGAGAAAGTCTTTGCTTTTCCCATAAGTTTAGCCTGAACATAGTGGTCTTCACGGAAGATATTATCTTCTGCTTTAGGAAGGTACTTGTTGTTCATCATTCCTGTGATGTAATCATAATTTAGAGCCATTTCTAAATCCTTTTCTTTAGTCTATAAACAAGTGTTCCGCACTCATTTTTTCAAACTTCCCAGATTCGCCCTTCGGCTTTACGCCCTTCTTGGCGCGGGGAGTGTTTGGTACGGTTGGTTGTTTGCGTTTAACTTTCAATTTTCCATTACGAACTAAAAACAAGTCATATGCATCATCCATGTTCAGCACTGTTCCTGTTTCATTGTAACGCTCTTCAGCAAATCTACGAACCTTGTTTGCTTCACTAATGTCAATCTCTTTTCTGTCTGCAAGTGACTGAACTTCTTCGTCCAATTTAGCTTCAGCTTCCTTCTCATCGTCAAGTTGAGCAAGATGGTCTTTCATGCCAGCCAATTCAATAGAGTCTGGGTGTTCTCCAGCATCTCCATTAATAACTGCCTGAACCATCTCTTTTGCATTCGCTACGCCACTAGTCTCTAGCGCCTCTACGATTGAGTCCATCAGGTCTGCATCTTTTACAGCATTGACAAATGCAACATTAGATTCTATCCCTTTACGGGTGTCAGCAAGTTCTTGTGTCTTTTTGGTATAATCGGATTGTCTGAGGCTCCCTCGTTCCAACTCCACAATTTTAGCAGAGAGGCTTTCTGGAGTGTACTCTTTCCCATCAATCTCAAAGACATCGCCTTCGTCAGCGTCTTCGCCATCGTCAGCCTTGGTGTCGTCTTCTTCGCTGTCGCCAGTCTCGTCTTCATCTACCGCTTCCTCATCTTCAGATTCGTCTTCAGTAACTTCATCTTCACTGGCCTTTTCTGAGTCTTCTTCTTCAGTGGCGCTCTCGTCTTCCACTTCGTCATCTGGCTTTCCTTGTTGTCCAATACCGTCCACATCAAACTCTGGTATATTAGGGTCTGTTACAAACAGCTTCTCTGGGTCAAGTACTTCACTCATTTGGCGTTCCTTTCGTTATTGGTTATTCCCACAATGGGAGTCCTGAAAGTTTATATGAGTGCATAGTTATGCACCTTCATTACCGCTATTAGCAACCGCAGTTGCAATTCTTGTCTTTGTGCTGGCTGGGAGAGATTGGAAGTCTTGTCCAACCATAATCTCTGGCAATTGTAATGCCATCTCCATTAATTTGTCTTCCTCGACTGAACCCTCGAACTCTTCTGGGTTGTTGCGGGCAGACTCAATAATCTTTGGTAGTTCTTTGGCTACTTCTTCTTGGATTGCCTTGCGTTGTTCCTCACCTTGGCGCTCATAGAACGAGTCAATAGTCTCTTGCTTGTTGGGCTGGTCTGTCTCTAATGCCCACTGCTCGATACCGATTCTACCAGAATCAAAGTTAATGTCAGCTTCTTCCTTACGTGACAATCTTCCAGATGGCTGACTGAATCCAGCAGTTACACGGATATTAAGAGATGTGTCTTCCAGTGTATTCCATGTGCGCGGGTCAAAGTCTGGGTCTTCATCTGCCAGTTTTTGTGCGTCTTCTTTATTCATGCGAGGATTAAACTCGGTGAATTGAAGCTGGCCGTTAGTGGCTTCTTCACGTATAGAGACAATCTCATTGTCAAAGTTTTGGACTAACCATATGACAAACTCGCCAATGTCTTCCATGATTGGCACAATTTCCTTGGAAATCTTATAACGTACACGTGCTTGGCTGGCTTCTTGTAGTGCGACAATAGCTTTACCACTTGTTACGTTGCTGGTTTGATTTCTACCAGCAGACACATCATTCTGGCCTGTTACAACGTCCACCAATCGCAACACCAGCTCTATAGCGGAGAACATGGTAGCAGATGGAGATGATGGCTGTAGATATGTGACGTCATCGTGACGGTTTACTTCAATATTCTTAAGTCTGTTAAAATTCTTTGTTACTTTGTTGAATAACGACTTGACAATTCTTCGTTTTGGATTACCAGCTTCACGTAAGCCATCAAACATTGAGGACATGCCCTCGTTGATTGCTTTTGTCTGGCTAAGTACTAATTCTACGTCTGAATAGCCAAAGGTATCATGTTCTGACTTGTAGTTAGAGAATTGGAATATATTAATCCGATACATCTCAAGTGGCTCGTCTGTAACCAATTCATTTTCTACAACAACGGTTACTCGTCCATCTGGGTAAGTCTCTTGGTCAACATCAACCGCATAGCAAGTAATAACTAGCGAGTATTCACCATCAACATCATCGTCATCATTCTTAATCCATGCACGTTGTTCGTCTAAGCGTCCCTCGCCTTGGACTTTGATTCCGTATTCGATTTCGATTTCGTCTTTGTGCATCGGAACAGCAAATATATGATAACGCGAATCTTTACCCAAGCGCATACCAACCGAATGAGGCGCTGGATACCACGTAAACGGGTCAAGAGCATTAAAGTCAATTCCCTTGAGTGTTTGCGAGATAACTTCATCGTTCTCATCTAATTCATCCTCCAGTATTGGGCGAATCTCAAACAAACCGTCTGAATACTCCAAAGAATCAGAAATAGACTCCATGATATTAGAATGAAAGTTGCCCACAGACGTAATTTGCTTCTTACGCTTGTTAACCATGTCTGCAAAGAATACATCGTTCTGTCCCTCTGGCATCACATCAAATGTAGGTAGGAAGTCATTAATAGTTGGCTTGATTGACTCAACAACAGCAAGCGGAATGTTGAAACGCATATCTGTCTGGGTTTTTGCACCAGACATGTCAATACGGTTACGCAATGCGTCTTCATTTATACGCCATTGGTTCTCACGGGTTCTGCGGTACTTCTTGGCCTCTTCAAACCAATTAAGCACTTTAGTTACCTGGGCAGATGCGCTGTCTACGGCATCTTGCTCTTCTTCGTTAAAAACCGCGTCTGTCATTACATCACTAGGCATCTATTTCTCCAACATGCACAAATATGCACCACTAATGTGCATACAGTCCTTTGTTCCAGTCATTGTCACTGTTATCGTCATTAAAAAGGTCTTCAATGTCCCTTTCGCTCTCTGTGAGTGGACGCTCATGCATCGCACCTTCTGGGCGTGAGCAAATTAGATAACGAACCGTATCAGGGAAATCTTTAAATCTTTCAACTATCTTGCCATCAGCAGTAGCAAAGTCATCACTTGCTTTGCCAGTCATTTTCTTACGTATATAGTGCTTCATGCCAGCAATAACATGGGTACAAGTCCTCCAGACTACCAATTTTGGGTATCCGTCAGATAGCAATTGTAGCGACTGTTTAACCATCTTGTGTCCATAATGAATCTCGCCTTCTTTGGTGGGTGAATCATATGACGGACTGAACGCAAAGTCTCTTCCCAGCTTTTCTCCAGCCTCGGAGTACAAGTCAGCCAAACAAGTAGAACCGCGTGTCTGCCACCCGAATCTTTTGTCCATAATCCGATACACATACTTTCGGCTAATGCCGAGGTCTTTTTCTTTGTCCATCCAAGACTGCACTTCTTCTTCAGTTGTCATGGATTGCTTGAACTCCCAAAAATGTCTGTCGCGTTTATCGGGAGCATCACCAAAGATAACAATTCGCTCTTCACCAGTAGGTAATACCTGCACAAAAGCCCATATCGAGGCAGAGAACCGCCCGTCATGTGGGTCAACGACTTGGACTATTTCGTACCGCATTTCATTCGGGTCGGGCAGTGGAAATTTAGAGGGTGTAACAATGTGTATAGAATCGTCCCATTCGGGGTATATCATACCACTGAAGTACATGAATTTGCCGTATGCACGTGCATCTCTTTCTTCCGCATCATATCCATCTACCATTGCATCAATAATAACGTCATCCAAGTGACCACGTACACCGCGCCTTTTGCATACATCGTAGACAGAAGCAGTCAAATGGCGATAACCCTTCTGCCCTGAGTCTGCGGCATCTTTAATCTCATCAATAATGTAGGGTGGACAGTCAAGCGGTGTCATTGGCATCATGGTTACGTTACCCATTCTGCGTCTTGACTTATAGGCTTTCCACAATTCCTCGCCCATTGGCTCATCAATGATACCGATGCCAACATTAGCAGATTCATATGTCTTCGGGTCTTGTTCAAATGTCTTGAACATAATAGTCCAGTCACCAAGAAGAATCTCAGTAACAATAGACTTGCCCTTTTTGTTCTTGTGGATTTTATATTTAGAGTATTTTTTCGGAACAAGCGCGTCAATAAGCGGAACAATAGTGCCATCAATGGCTTCAGCAGTAGACATAATCCACGCCAGCTTGGGATACTTGAATGGCTGGGTAAACAATGGATAATCAAACCATGCGTTCTGAGCCCCCAGTATTATATTCAGCAGAACATGTACAGAAGCAGTAGTCTTGCCACAACCGTTTCCGAAAGTAACCAAAGTAACAGGAATCGGATGCTCTTCATATGATTCGGCAATGGCTTTAATGTACTTCTCTTGCGCCCCATTGGGACACCAGTAGCGCATCGGTAACACTTCACAGGCC